TTCTATTGCAAGTTTGATCCACAAGTATCTGTTGGAGATAGAGTGATGGTACATTATGGACAAGAACGTAATGGTAATGCTACTGCATTCAAAGTAGAAAGACCTGACGTTGATATAAGTGCTGAACCAACAGGAGCTAAACAATCATCACCAAACAAATCATCTGCATTACCACAAGATATGATAGCTGTAGGATTGGCTGGTCGAATCACCGAAGTACTTATGACATTACATCATGAGAAAGGTGTACAATTAAAAGATCCATCAGGCGAAGTTGCTAAGTGGATTAAGATAGGTGTAGATGGTTATAAAAAATCTACACAAAATGTAGTAGATGAAATCAAAGATGCGTTTCCTGGTGCTACTGTAGAATCAGATGACGATATAGATGATGATGTACCATTCTAGAAAGGAGTAAGTATGACAATCATTACACGAGAAGGTATGGAGAAAGCTCTCCAACAAAACTACGACAATGAAGATACCGAAGCAGAACATATAGCTCAAGCTAGTTATGTTAAAGAGTATCTAAGAACTATACTAGCTGAACAAGTATTTAAAGCTCCTACTGATTTATCAGGTGCAATGAAAGAACATTGGGCTAGACAGACTGATGAATACAAACAACATCTGTTGGCTATGAAACAATCTATCTTCAGTAAAGAGAAAGATAACTTTCGTAGAAAAGATAATGATATGTATTGTTCTCAGTTCCAATCACTAACTAAAGCTGGTGCATTGTGACCGATCCTTTAGTAAAAAAAATATGTATGCGGATGTTAGAAAGATCTAATGAAGGCATAATAAAATATGGCAATACCATGCGTACTGCTGATAAACCAACCATAGATTGGATTACAGATACTCAAGAAGAATTACTTGATGCTGTAGTCTATCTAGAAAAAGTAAAGGAAAAAATGTGTTCGTGATATCAGAAGAAAAATTATGGGTAGGCGTAATTGAACAAGCTTTTCAGGATGCACAGCGACCAGAAAAGATACGGACTAGGGTAGGAGATCTAATAGATAGTAAAGAATTACACTCTATTACAACTGCTAGAGTTTGGTTAGATAGTGGATCAGAAGATTTCTATAACGTATGTCGATTAGCCAATCTTGAACCTTCTTGGGTAGAACGAAAATGGAATGAAGTTAAATCTGGTATTGATAATGCTCGTTCCAAATGGAACAAACGATTTACTAATTCATAATTTTATCACAGTGCTTTACGCCTGTTTGATCAACAGTCATCATACATCTTTCTAGTGTACAAGTATATTGTACCTGATCACCTGAGTTTCTTTCAGCTATACGTCTAGCTTCTAAACACTTTCCAATATTTTCTTGATGATACCAACCTTCAATAGTCTTATTACCACCGTCATATATATACAGGGATAGAATGATTACGGTTTCAATGATTCCCATTCTTTCTTTCCTCTAAATCTATAATACGTTCTTCATGAAACTGTATAATCATATCATTTTTTTGAATCATAGGTATTTCTAGTTCCATTTGTTCTTTAAGTTTATCTACATTCGTAGCTAAGAACTCCACCAACATAAACAATTCTTGTATCTGTGGTGAAACCATATCGCCTTTCGGTACACCTTCTATAAACTCATTGGCTGCATCTAGATCTTTATCAATTAATTGTAGTTGAGTTTCAATAGAGTTAAGTCTTTCAATCACACCGAATGCAAACCAAGCACCAACAGCTACTGCTCCAATGATTGTAATAAGATTACGCATAGGCATACTGATTGCTGTATCATCAGATATCTTCATACTTCTGCTCCGTATCTGGACTCACAATAAAACTCAAATCCTTTTAGTGTATCACCATATGTAATTATATGTGGGCTTAGTAATTCTATTTTATGTTCTGCTATATACTCATGACACTGCCAGGTATTTTTAAATGTTTCAGCTTTATATTCTCTACCAACAGTCAAGTCAGTATCATGAAATGTTAAAACTATTGTTATTATAAACCACATTATTTAATCCACTTATCAATTAGTTTTTTACCTGCATAGATAGACATGATTAGTAATAGTATTAATATAAAATCTAATGTGTTAGATCCTGTATCTACTTCTACTTTACCATTATCAAAAGCAATTCTTTCATTACCTGTTATTTCAATAGACTCATTCATTTTTTACCAAAGAATTTAGTTGCACCTTTAATACCAAATGATGCAGATACAATTACACCTAGTGTATACTTGTACCAGTCAGGAGTCATAGCAAGAGCTGCAAACCCACGTTCAACATATTCCACAGTAAAAGGAAGAAAGCACAAGAGTAAAGGAATGCTAAACAATATAGTGAGGTATTCGTCTTTCCAAGACTCTTTGCTTCCTTTAATAGCTTCAACATCCCAATCGATCTCCCCTTTAATTTGTTTAGACATCAACTCAGTTTCAGCTTTTATTTTTGTAAGTTTCTGTTCAGCTTTAGCTTTGCGTGTTTCAATAACACCACCTACTACTTCACTAGCAACACCAAGTAATGGTTTAATTAACATTTGTAACATAATTATTTTCCTGTTTTATTAAGTGCTACTGCACCACCTGCTGTAGATATAGCAGCAAGAGCTGTACCTGCAGCACCTTTAAGTTCTGGATATATTTTTAAAATTTCATTTCTAGTAACAGGATTCATTAACCTAGCAAATATTAACTTTCTTTGTTTTGGTGATATGTTTATTAAAAATGTTTGCATTCTATCAATAGGCACATCTATGAAAGGTTTTTTAGATGAAGATAAAGCAAAACTATCAGATCCATAATTTAATTTAATGCCTTCATCTAACTTTCCTTTTACTATAGTATATTTATCTCGAGCTAATTGTTTTTCTTCCAATGTTAATGGTGCTGTTTGTCTACCACCCTTAAAATATCCTATTGATTGACCATCATCTGAATAACCAAGATGTATATAATCAGGTCTCCTATCATCAAAGCCTTGTTTTTTACTTATAGGATGTCTAGCAGAATCAACAGAAGCTTTTCTATATGGTACTTGTGCAGTTCTTACAACTGGTATTTTATCAGCTCTGGCTTGACCATAATTTTTAGCAACTCCACCAATATTATAATATAAACCTTGCAAACCACTAGGATCTGCTGTTGGACTTATTGGCATATTATCTACTCTAGCACCTATTACAGTTCTAAGGTTAGATTGTTTAGGTGTTTCTTTAATTCTGTATGGTTTAGTTATAGCAGCACCACCTCCAAAAAAAGGCATTTGATACATGGCTTTTAAATCTCTAGTTAATCTTTCATCACCAACAATATCACCAGCTGCACCAGCTATTCCATAAGCAGCAGTGTTTAAACCTCTTAATGCAAGATCACCTACACTTGCTATGCTTTGTAATAGTGGTGTATAGAAACCTGTATATTTTTGTACACTTTTATATGTATCAGGATCCATTCCTATTGGATTATCTAAATCTAACCCTTCAACAATGCCTTGCACTGCGAGTTTTCTTTCAATCATTTTTGTCCTTATATATTAGAGATAATAGTGCTTAGTTCTAAGCATCTTTCAGGGGTTTGCGTATACCAACGAGAGTCACGCATTTCTACTGCAGCTCTAGAAAAATCAGATTCTCCAATAGCTTTAAACATATTCTTAAATTTACCTACTCCAGCCTGTCCTAGCTGAAAACACATCTCAATTAGAATGCTTTGTACAATAGCCTTTTTGATCTGAGGTAGATCAGAGTATAGAGTGTTCTCTAAATGTTCTTCTATGAGCTTGTTTGCCCCCTTTAAAGCGATATCAAAGTCCTTATCAAATAGCTCTTGCCAGCCTGCTTCAGATTCAGGTATTTCTTCACCACCTAATATTTTATGCCCCCAACCACCAGTAAGAAACCCAAGGGTATCTTTATAAGGTTCTAATCTATAGCCTTCATGAGCTTTGATTCTAGCTTTAACAATATCCATTAGTCGAGATAGTATGATTTAATTAATTCATCTACAATCAATCCTTTAATTGTAGTTGGTTCACCAGTTGATCTTCTTGGTACTTCGGTTGCCATTTTTTCTAAAGATCCTTTTGGGTTACGATAAGTTTGTAATCTATATGTTACATCATCAGAACAATCCATACATATATCTGCATATTCAGTTCCCCATTTAGATTCAGTAAATACTCTTACTACTCTAGGTAATGCTTCATTGTCATATTGTACATTTAAATAAAACTTTTTATTATTATGAATATACTTTCTTGTAACACCTATTCTTCTATTGCTTTCAGGCTCATACATAATTGGCTCCTCAGTTAAGTTGGTTTGCTCCATTGAGTAGTTGTCTTGCGAGATTAATTGCATCTTCGCTTGTAAGTCTGTTTTCTGCATAGATTCCTCTTGTTGAATTGATATATAAATAAAGTTTGTTTTTAACTATCTTAATCCCCTGCTTGGGTGTAGTCAAATATTCTAAGTCAGTTCCTTGTTCCATCGTCCGCCTTTATTTAAAACCATAGGTATCAACTTTGGGAGTCCATTTAATATAACGCCACATCCAATAATTGGTCTTGATTTTTGTGTTTTCATGTATTCGAATGCTAGAGACTTAGCATCTATTAAGCATCCGACTTGCATACCCCAGTTTAGACTGTTGGGGTTACCCCAGTATTGTATTGAATAACTAGAATGGTAGTGTCCTTGTACTGTAGGACATCCATATTGTTGTGCTACCTTTAATACATTGGCAGCTTTACCATGACAGAAGTATACCTGTTGTCCATTAGACATAGTAATAAGCAGATCATCATGCCACTTCCAACCTGGTCCTACTTCTAAATATTCATTATAAGTTTTCATTGCAGCTCTAGGTAGACCTGTAGCTTTTTGTCTACGGTATACTAGACTACCATGATTACTATCCATTAAATCTACTACAGGAAATAACTTCTCCATAGCATGAATAGTCTTTAAAGATTGTTCTCGTTCATCACCTGCGCTATACAGATCAGGATCTGAATCATGAAATGATATTGCATGTGAGTCTACTTCATCACCTATGTGTATTACACGATCAGGTTTGTATTTCTTCTTAATAGCTTTTAAGTAAGGTATTAAATCAGGATGATGGTAAGGACAATGCGTATCACTTATTACAAGTATTCGTTTGTTCATATGTAAACATAATCTTATTTGCTAATACAAGTCAAACAAGAGATCTTACTATTATATAGAGCATTTGTGCAAAGACAGTAGTACCAATAAACCACACTAATGCACGCAGTTGACGCATATCTTTTTCAATATGAAACAGGTGATTGTCCTTCATTAAGGTTAATCGTTCTGCTATTACGTCAACTTTGCCTTCTAGACGTGCAATATCTACGCTATTCTTTTGACTCTGATCCATCAGTAACTTCTTCTTTTGGAAGTTCAGCTTGAAGCTGTGCTGTCCAATAGTTTATGACAATATCTAGGTCAGCTTTTTGCTCACCAAGTCTCATCAACTTAGAGTACACTGCTTTACCTTTATCAGATAAGGTAGTTTGATCGTATTCTTTATCGTTTATTGTAAACATTTTATCTCCTATGCATCTGCTACGTTTGATAATTCGCTGTTTGTTTTCAAATCAGCATAAGCTAATTTAAACGGATTATCAGACGCTGTCAAATCATAGTCACATTTGTGATGATCTATATGTCTATTTTTTATAATGTTATTTGAATTATTTTTTTCTGCTCTTTTGTCAGCATTAAGATAAATATCAACATCATAAATTAACTTAAATGATGCACTACCTTGTGTGTAGCCATCATCATCATTCCCAGTCCATGCTCCGTCAAACTTTTTAACGTATGCACTTTTTATTACAAGGTATGCTCCTGTTAATGCAACTCCTTCTGAAGTTGTCATATTTGCTGTTATTGCCATTTGTTTCTCCTTAGTTTAATAATTTAATTTCGTTTTGTTTTAGTATCTCATTGGCTTTATCTTCACCAACTGCAGCTTTAGCAAGTTCATATACTGCATTAGCAAGTTTTTCAGTTTTTTCATACTGTTGCCAAATAGCACCATTATGTAAACGCATAAAGCCTGACATATTAATAAGTGGATTTGCTTTAGTTCCATCTTCATTATATTCATTATTAACTTTACCTACTAAACCAGCATCAGTTAAATCACTTGCATTATACTGTACAAATTTATCAAACTTAGAAGCTATAACACCTTTACCATGTGATAAATCATAAGCTCTTACTAACTGAGCATCTTCATAAGTATCAAAAGTAGTAGATGAACTATCAGCATGAAAGTCACCCTCGGCATCAAAGATAAATCTAACAGTATTATTATTACAAATAGTAACCATATTTACATTACTACCTTGCGTACCAAGACTTGTACCACTTCTAGAAGCAGCATCAATTCTTACACAACCGTGATCACCTGTGCCTTTACCAGTATCTTCACCGCTATTAGAAATACCTAATATTTGCATAGCTACATTACCACTATCATTCATACCTACTATTTGCAAACCGCCAGTTGCACCGCTTTCTTTTTTCATAAAAGCATAAGTGTCAGCTTCGGCAACACTAGTTATACTATGTGCAACATCAGAAGATTTCATACTTATAATCTGAGTATCTCCACCAGCTTGGTTTAAAGTTAAAGAACCATCAGAACCTTCAGGACTACTTTCTTTAAAACCTATTTTACCATCAGCAGTTATTCTTAATTGTTCATTACCTGAAGTCATAAAAAACATTGCATCAGCAGAATGATCATAATTTATTCTGCCTACATCATTATCTTGAGGGTCAGCAAATTTAATACCACCCTCTGCATCATTAGGCGTAGCAATAGTAAGTCCTCCACTAGCATTATCTTCAATTACAATTCCTTGTCCACCCGCATCAACACCAGTAACACCACTATCACCAAGTGATACTCTAAATAATCCACCAATGTCGGAATCTTCTCCAACACCAACTCTGTCATTTCCACCATCTACAAATAAACAATGTGCATAAGAATTAGATTCTACTCGGAGGTCTAAATCTAAACTATCATTGTTAAAAACTGTTCCAGCACTACTAAAATCCATATATGGTTTTGGATTACCAGCAAACATATTACGAAAAATAGTCTGCCCATCTTCTGTGCCATCAGATACATCAGTCATTATTGCTTCCCATTCAGCAATAACTACATCTTGTGAATTATCATTTCGACCAGTAAAAGTTATTCTGCCTAAAGAATCAGCGTCTGCTGGACTAGATGAATTTCTGTATAAATTCATTTTTGGGCCACCACTATCATCAGCATCAGTGCTAATAAGTGTAAGTTGTGTAGTGTTATCAGCAGTTGTGATAGTTACAGCTTCAGTAAATGATGAAGTAGCACCTGCATAAGTTTTAAGTCTTGATGCTGTTACTTTACGGTTTGTACCACCTGCACCATCATCAATAATAAATAAGTCTGCATCCACAATCGCAGCTCCAATGTCGGTAGCTCCATCTATGTCTAAATCAGCTACAGCTATAGAGCCATCAGGAAATACTGGTGCTTGTGAAAAAGTTACAACACCAGAAGATGATATAGCGATTGCGTCAGCATCTCCTGCCGAACCAATGTTACCATCATTAGCTATTGCAATAGCACCTGTTGTTGTAAGAGTAGTAGCTGTAAGAGCTTGTGCAGCTATTGTACTACCTGATTCAGCAGTAAATGTATTGGCTGTGATTACAAAGTCTTTAGCACCTGCTACATAGATATCAATAGTATCATCAGTAGGAGCTTCAATGTAAGTATCACCATCATCATCAAGGATTACTCGACCACCAAACGCAGCAGTGTCTATACCTAGTTCAACTTTGGTAGGAGTGCCAGAAGCTAACGAGATACCTGTTAAGTTTACAGTCTGTGTAGTAGATGAGTGAGAAGAAGAGGCAATAGTGCCTTCGACCACATTAGCACCACCATCAGTGATTCTAATCTTTCTACCTGCAAAATATATACCTGAGATGTCTGCTGATGAAGTTATAGTAATAGTATCAGCATCACCACGTGCTACTGTATATGTACCATCTCCGTCACCAAACTCAAAGTATCCGTCTCCAAGTTGTTCATACATGTCTCTCATGTGACCCATGAGTTCTCTAGCAGCATTATTGACATTACTTGGTGCCATGTTCTCTGCAAAGTTTACAGTCAAGTTACTTGTATTGTTACTCGCTGTAGAACTAAATTTTCCTACGCCTGTTCCAGCCATAAGTATTCCTCCTAATTATTAAATATTTTATTCCGTAGCTCTATATAGCCAGGGTATTTTGGTTTTCTTGGGTTCTTATACATTGGATGTCCTAAATTACTTAGTAGAAATCCTACTGCATCTTGAACGGTAATTTTATCACCATCCATTATATTCTCAACAATTCGTCTAAATCCAAATGGTACCATTGTTATAGCAGCAGCTCCTGAGTAATCTCTTACTCTTTCGAGTGAAAGTCGGTCTGCTTTGCTTATAGGACTTGGCCACGGAGAAGTCAAGTATTGCTTGTTAAAGAAAAGTTGTTCTGACATTTTAAGGAAAGAACCTTGTTTACTAAGTGCAGTTTTTACAGGATTAACAGCCCAATGAAAAGGTTCAAAGTATTGTTTAGATAAAGTTAAACTATATCCATTCCCTAAATCTATTCTAGTTGGGTCATCATTGTCCCATAACATTTTACCAGTAAACATATAATTCAATGCACTGCCACCAGTTGCTAATATAATACCAGCTCGTAGTGCATATGCTTGATATAACTTCCTAGACATTTTATTTTGGTTTAGTCCAGGCATTGCTCTTGTTAAAACTCTAAAGTTTGCAGTAGTCCAATCAGGAGCAAATAACATTAATTGCAAATATCTACGACCTTTAGGATTGTAGAGATTAGCTTTTAAATCTTTTAATAATGGATCAGCAGTATCTTTATATAACTGCATCCAGTTTAATCCACCATACATATCATTAGTTGCTATAGCAGCTTGTCTATGTATTTCTTTTAATGGAACATTTTGATACTTAGGATTTTCCATAATCTTAAGTGCATTAGTTTGAAAAGCATATAGCTTACCTACATTGAATACACGATCCCAAGTAACTCTATCTATATATTGAAATGGTTTTACAACAGCGTACTCAATACCTTGTTTAGCTAAGTAACCTGCATAAGGTATTTTGGTATCTAAGTATTGTTGTATGTTATTTATACTATTATAAAATCTACTTATACCTACATCATCTGGGTGTGAAAATTCTACACCAGCTTTAGTGGCAGCTTTAAGCATATCATAGTGTCCACCTGCTTTTAGCATAGCTCTAGCAGATGTAGTTTCCCATTCAGGTATTATCATTTTACCACCAGGTAAATGTTTAAATATAGAACCTAAACCAGTAGCTGATAATCCTGTTTGTACTGCAGTAACAGGATGAAATCCTGCATATAACATATTATTCAATAATGTTTCTGCGTGAAAGAATGAGTATCCTACACTAAATCTTTTTTGTAAAAAATTAATATTTGATATTGCTTTCATAGCTATACTATCATCACGTGCATCAAACAACATTCTAAGCATAGGTGCTGCTTCTCTTAAAACAAAAGGAGACATACTATCTAATTGTTTTTGTGTATATTTAGTTATATCTATATTATCTGGTAAAAAAGATGGATGATAAAATTTTATATAGTCTTGTGGATGTAACAGTTTATCAGGTAAAACTTTATACATAAGTTTAGAGTTACCACCTACACCATTTGAAAA